CGATAGCGGTTTCGACCGTCTATTATTTTGCCTTCGAAAATCTCTATCGGATTTAATAATCCGTTTTCTTTTATGTCGGCGGCCATTTCTTCCAAATCCGCTTCGGGCATCATTGGAAAAATATTGGCGGCGGGATGGGCTTCATAGTTCATTTTTTTACCTTCCGTGAAAACCGTTTTTCGAAACTCAAAACCGAATAATTCCCAAATTCCCGGGGGGTCTTATAAGGGGGTCTGAACCCCTGAAATTCACCATAAAGACAGACCATCGGGAAGAATGGAATTATTATGTATTTATATATATTAATATTATTAATACCTTTATTTTTACAGTGTAAAAGCCGCTTCGAATCTTTCCCAAATCGGCGGGAAAGATTCGGGAAAGATTACAAAGATTCGACCTATTTTTGTAATCATTCCGGGAAAGATTCGCCCCAATTGGGAAAGATTAGGGAAAGATTCAACCGGTCGCGACAATGGGGAAGTAAGTAAGAAAACGTCGATAGATACGAACAAATACCGGCACAATCTTAACCAGTGGAAACGAACACCAAACCCGTTTTTGTGGAACTCGGTTTTTCGACCATATCGACCAATTTTTGTTCGATTAGCGAATTCAAGGCTTCGTTTAAGTCTTTCTTTCGGAACCTCCGGAACTTCCGCAAAATTTGGGTTTTGCTCCGACCGGCTTTAGCGTCGGCGATATATTCCCGTATTTCTTCCAAATCCCGTTCCCATTGCGTTACCCCGATGGATTCGGCTTTATGGATAATGAACCTGGCCCCGTAATTCGCTAAAGCGATTCCGGCGTTTATATCGTTAATATCTATTTCGAAAGCCTCAGTCGGATTGTGACGGCCGCAAGCGATAATCAACGCAAACTTGACCGCTCTCTCCGAAACTCGCGACCAGATGGCAGCATCGGCCGCCTGTTCGCCGATTCTCTTATCTTCGATTTGCTCGCGCTGATCGTCGATTCTCTCCTGGGCTTCCTTGCTTAATTTGATTTCTTTTTCTTCGACCATCGCCAGGTCGTTTTCGGCTTGGAATTGCGCCCACCGCTGACAATGTTCGATTATACCTTTGGGTATTTCCTGCCTCTTTAATCCTTTCCGGCTTTTTTGATAATCTCCGGAAACGACCCAAAACCGGGCCAAAAGCCCGTCGGTAAGGTTTTGTTTCGTCATTCCATCAAAGAAAGTTTCTTTCGTGCTTGAACCGTAAATGATGCAATGAGGGTATTCGATAACGGGGTTTCGTTCTGCGTCCGCGTAACAAGTCGCGACATATTTAGGGGAACCCGCGGAAGAATACAATTCCAACAAAACCTTATTGATTAAGGCTAAATGGTTTGAACCTTGGTTTTTTTTGTTAATTGCCGAAAACAAATGGCCGATTTCGTCCAGGGGGAAAAGCGAACAGGGGGCTTTTTTAGCTAATTGATTCAAAAGCCCCGCGTTCGACCCGATAGACGCTGGCCCGTGTAGTTCATCGGCTCCGCATTGATGCAAGATTTTGTTAATTATCTCCCGCGGGTAATTCTTGCCGCTTCCGCTTGGGGCGATTGCTGCAATATAGCAATTCCCCCGAACCCCGCCTTCGGTAACCGTCTTTCGGCCAATCAAAGCGGCGACCGTACATAAAGCCGCCCCCAATGCTAATTCGCTTTGTGGGTATAACGCCGAATCGCGGATAAAATTTCGAATCGCCCCGACCAAACCAGGAATTTCGAAATCGGGAAGTTTGGGGATTTCCGCTTTTGGCGGTTCTTCTTCTTCCTTTACATCTTCTTTCCAAAGAACATTAAAATCGAAATCGTCGGTTTGTGTGGTTTTGATAATGCCCGCGGGTTTGGTTTCCCTTGGGGTTCCCTTGTCCCTGGCGTTTTTAACGCATCGCCCTAACTCGGTTTCGTTTAGCGGTTCGGCTAAACCCAAATTCCAAATTTCCATTAATTGGAAAACATCCCCTTCGCTTAGTCTTTCCCCGCTGCCGCCGGTCAAGCTAAACAAATGGCCCGCCAGATTAAACGCGGTGCTATTCCTTGCCCCTTCCAATGGCCGTTCGGCGTTTTGAATGTAGGCTTCGCCCCGCTGCCTTAAATCCGACCCGCTGCCAATCTGAATAAAGGTTTCGGGGAACCGGGGTTTTGGGGTTTCCGGCGTATGCTTTTGGATTAATTGGGCAGGGTCGAATTCGTTTACTTCTTTCCCGAACTCCGGAATAAACATTTCGGTAAAGGTAAAGAATCGCCCGGATTCGTAGATTTCCATTTGCCCATCGCCAATATCGAATCGGTGTCGGCAAGCGTCCGGAAGTTTCCCTTTACAGAATATTTTTAATCCTTTTAGCGACGGGCTGATTTCGGAATAGCTCGAAGCCGCGTTTAAGATTTCTTCGGCCCAAGGTTTGAAGGTTTTGGTTTTCCTTGTAACCTTGGAAACGGAATTATCCAAGTCGATACCAAAGAACCCGTCCCCCTCTGTAAAGACAAACGCGACCCCATCCACATTTCGTTTTTCGTAAATGTCTTTCGCTTCGTCGTATGTCATAAAATCAGCGGGGCGGTCTACCCCGGACGATTGGCCCCACTTGTTTAACGGAACTTTCCGCCCGTCTTTCATTTTCCAAATAAGCCATTGCTTTAATCCCTTAATTTCCATTCCCCTAAATCCCTTTTTTTAACTCCGATTCGTCCCAATATTGCCCAAAAACTTCGCAACCGTCGTCACAACTACCGGCGATTTCGTCGCCTTCGTTCTCATTGTTTGCATTAGCTAAAAGCTGAACTGTCGTCGTGTGTTTTCTAAATATCTGTCTTTCTTCCCCCGCTCCGGTGTTTTTGTAAAGTTTTTCCATTCGTTTAGGAAAATCAAAAACTTCTGGTCGTTCCTTTGCGATTCGTTTTAATTTCTTAAATGTCTTTTTGTAACACCAAACGCAATTCCCCAAATAATTGGGAATCCCTAATTTGAATGGTTGTTTATCCCACCAATCATCGACTGCTTTTCTATCCCAATTCGAATTCACCAAAGGATACCAAAACTTATATTCCTTTCTCTTGGCGTTCATTCGGTCCATTTCATCCGAGCGGATACCGATACAAGTCGTGTAGGTTCCCCAATTCCAGCCAATTGATTTCAAATAGGATTGCATCGCGTTTACCTTCAATTCGCGAGTACAAAAAATAAATTTAGGGTTTGGTAATCCGTATTTTTTTATCGCTTCTTCGAACGGTTCCCCCTTGCGGCTTGCGGTTTCGTAATCAACTATTTTATGCGTGCAACCTTTCCTTTCCCCGTGATGGGTGACCGCTTCCAACCAAACAACATTCCAACCAAATTCTTTTTCGCAATTGTGGACGAACTCCAAAGTTTCTTCGGCTTCCTGCCCCGTATTAGCAAAAGTGATAACGATTTCGTGAGTGTCGCTAAATTGCTTAATTATTTGGTGACACATTTTCCCCGATGTTTGGCCCCCGCTAAAACTTACCGTTATTCGCTTCGTTCCATACGGCGGTTCTTGAAACCTTTCTTGCGGTTCCATTTCTTCAAATAAAAATCCCATTCCCCTAAATCCTTTTTCGTAATTAATTAAAACGGAATATCATCGTCGCTATAAAATTGTGATAACTCTACCTTCGGTATCTCTTGGTCGAATTCTCTTTGGGTAACCCGCCAAAATCCGTTGTCGCGTTTCGCGGTTATCTTAACTGGCTTTCTTGTCCCGCCTTCATTAAAAACCGCCAGGGCGTCCCAAATGCTATCGGGAAACATATTCGCGGAATGGTCGGCCCAAAATTCTTTCGCCTTCTTTAACGCGAAACCTTCGTGTTCAATACAAACCCATTCGGAAATTTGCATAGTGTCGGCCAAATTCCCTTCTTCTTCGTCTTTGTAAACATAGTAATCGACCCGCATTGTGTCGCGTTTCCCTTCGGCTTTCGCTCGATTGAAATTCCAGCGAACATCGGAAACCCGATATTCCCGCGCATCTTGGGGAAACCTTTTAAGGATCTCCGCGGAATGGTCGGCAGTCGCTTCGTGTTTCGGCCCCGGTTCTTCGTCGCTAAATACAAAATGGCAATCGGGGCAAACCCTTACACTAATCGAACAAACCGCGTCACATTTGGGGCAAGACTTTTTCGGGGCTTCCCCTTCTTCGTCGCTTTTACTTTTCTTGCGTCCAAAGTCGGGGTCGTCTAAAGCTCCGTGTCTTTGCGTATTCTGCCCGAAATCCAGAACCAAACAGTTTTCTTTTCCATCGTGGGTTCGCAAACCCCGCCCGACCATTTGAGCAAACAAACCCGCCGAAGTCGTCGAACGCAAAACCGCCACACAATCAATTCGGGTCGCGTTAAATCCGGTCGTCAAAACATTTACGTTTATCAAATACTTAATTTCCCCCGCCTTGAAATCGCGAATGTAAGCCGCCCTTTCTAGTGGTAGGGTTTCCCCGGTTATCAAAGCGACCGGTTCGGAAGTCTTTGTTTCGAATTCCTGTTTTACTTTTTCCGCGTGATTAACTCCCGCACAAAAAACCAAGACGCTTTTTCGGTCCCTGGTCGATGACAAGATTTCTTCGACCGCTGCGACCGTGATTTCATCAAATGCGGATTCCATCCCCCGCGTCGTAAATTCCCCGCGGGCTTTTGGTAGTTTGCTGGAATCGACTTCGCAATTTGTTTTTTCGTTTGTCAATTGCGATAGATAACCGGCTTTGATTAAATCGCTTATTTGGGCTTCGTAACAAATCCGGTCGAACAATTCGCCTTCGGTTAATTCGCCTTCGCCGGTTCTAAAAGGGGTCGCGGTTAAACCGATAACGAAAACCGTTTTATTGATTGCTCGAATGTCGGCTAAAAATCTCCCGTACATTGTGGTTTGGTCGTCGGGGATTAAATGGGCTTCGTCTACGATAACCAGGTGTCGTCGGTCCAATAACTCCGCGTTTTTGTAAATGCTTTGAATTCCGGCACAAACTATATCGGCTTCGGGTTCTTTACGATTCAAACCCGCGGAATAAATGCCGACTTCGCGACCGGTTAAACCTTGAATTTCCGCGGCGTTTTGTTCTAACAATTCTTTCCGATGGGCCAAAACGACGATTCGCCCTTTCCACCCGATAGCGTCTTTGATTAGCTGAGCAATAACCAGGGATTTCCCCGCCCCGGTCGGTAAGACAATAAGAGGGTTTTTCTTATCCCTGCAACAATCCCAAGCGGCCGCGACCGCTTCGCTTTGATAATCTCTTAACGTGATTTCTTTTTTTGTTTTAATTGGTCTGACCCTAAGCGTTCGGTTTCTTCTTTTTGTTTTCATTCTTCCCCCTTTGTTAAAACAAAACTTTTTGCGCTAATCTCTTTTTCGATATTTCCACATATTTTTCGTTTATCTCAATTCCTAAATATTTTCTTCCGTTATGTTTTGCCATTTTTGCGGTCGTCCCCGAACCGCTGAAAGGGTCCAAAACTAAATCGCCTTCGTTTGAAAAACTTAAAATCAAATCCCTGGCTAATCCTTCCGGCATAATAGCGGGATGATTGAAAGCGATAGCGTCTTTCGTGCTTAAATTTAATCCCGAAGTATATTCCCAAACATTGCCGCGCATCCCGAATTTTTTTATTTTTTGTTTTCGTTCCATCGACCCTTTACGACAAACGCTTTGGCCTTTTTCGTTTCTCTTATAATCTCCGCCGTATTTGTCGCCGACCGTTACGTTTTCTTTATCCATAATCGGATTAAAGGTTTTCGGTTTTCCTTTGCTAAAAATAAAAACGTATTCGAAAAGCTGATGGTATCTAACATTTTCAGGAAAACTAAAACCAGGCTTTTTGTAAATCATTGTGTCATGTAACAAAAAACCAATGTTCATAAAATACAACGCTTGCCTAAAACTTGTTCCGCTTTCGCTTCCGTTTTTTGTTTCGTCGTTACAATTCCAACAAACCATCCCGCCAGGTTTCAATATTCTAAAAAACTCTTTCGCCAATCCTTCGAAATCCCATCCCGTTTTTATTTCTTGTTGGTCGTAATTTCTTATTTCGCCATAAGGCGGAGACGTAACTACCAGGTCGATTAATTCATTTGGGAGCGATTGGCATTCTTTAAGGTTATCCCCGCAAATTATTTTGTTTTCGTAATCATTATCCATTTTTCGAAACCCCTTCCTTTAAGAAACAAAACCCCGATTTTTAAGCGGAATCGGGAAACCGCAAAACTTTAGTTTCCCCTAATCAAAATCAATTTCCATCAATGGTTCGTTGTGTTCATTTTCCCATATTTCGGCCAATCTTGTTTCCAAGGTTTTTCGATGTTTCAAAAACAATTCATTCAAAGACAAAACCAAAGGTAAATCGCAAGTAGAATTTTCGCAGTCTAAAAAATGCTTATTGTAAGTAATCCACAAAACCCCTTTATGGTCTTTTACTTGTTTAATAAAAACGTCGAGATAATTAAGAAAAATAAAATATGTTCCTTCTCTATCGTGTCTGAACATTTCTTCGATAAAAAATTTTTCAAAAGTATAGCGAGCGCGATTAATAATAGCGCCTTCGTCTGTAACAATTTTCTTTAGCCATTCAGAGAACCATTCTGTTAAAGGAGCCCTTAAAAATTTGACTTCATATAAAAGCTCAGAATTTGTTTGTGTGTTTTGAAACTTGTAATAAATATTAAAATAATGTTGTGTCGTATTTAATTTTTGATTGAAAAATTCCATCAAAAAAAATCCTTTCCCAATAAACTAAAACTTAATAAACAAAACCCCGATTTTTAAGCGGAACCGGGAAACCGCGAAAATGCGATATTAAAAACGTATCGCCCGTTGAATGTAAAACGACTGCAACATGCCGGACAGATTTACATTCTTTAGCTAAGTCCGACCCCCCGAAAGGTAAACACCGCCAAACTTAACACCTGGTTCCCCGACGGCCGGGGCGGTTTTTTATAAAGGTTCACACGCGGAAAACCCGCGGAACTCAGTTTGTATCGGCTTTGGTGTTCTCTCCGATACTTGAAAGCAAAACTTACTAATCATTCCAGGGGCTTGCGTTTGTCGTTTCCGGCTTGGATTCAACCGGAACCGATGCAACCGAAGAAACCTTTTTAATTTCGTTAGTAAGCTCTCCCGTATCGCTTCGCGTTCGCGTTACGACTTTCAATAATAACGGTTTGTCGTGCAATTCTTCGGAACTGGACGGGTTCAAAATTCCCGTCGCTTTCCGGATTTCTGCCAATCGTTTATTGGCAATATTTACCGCGGTTTTATTTGCGTTCCACAAATTCAAGCGGTCCCAAAGCCGGCGTTCCTTAAATTCGCCTTCGACAATCTGAAAAGTAAATTCCAGGTAATAACCGGTTTTCGCTTTCGTTTCTTTCTTTTCGGATGCCACAATTAACGCGACGTAATCGCCTGGGGTAATCGGTTCGAAATCATCGTTTCCGGCTTCAATAGAAAAATCCAAACCCTCTAAACTTGCCATAATTAAAATCCCTTCCTTAAAAAACGGGTTCAAAAACATATTCCGCCACGGCTTCAAATTCGTAATTACAAGCCGGACAAATGATAAATTCGCCTTCTAAATTTCGAATCGACTTCAACCCGCTTTTACATTGCGGGCAAAAATAGCGAATCCGGTATTCGTCGGGCGGTTCGATTAAAATTTTGGGTAAGATGCTCCCGCGGAATTTATCCATTGATGAATTCCCCATATTCGAAACCATCTTTTGACATCGCGATTTCCTCCGGAAGTCCAATCCGGTTTTTCGCTAAATGGCTTGGCCGCTCCGTCGTGTAAATAATTCGTTCGCCGGTTCCCTTCGCCAAGTTTCGTTTTCGGTTGAAACCTTCGTCGGTCGTTTTGTTGTAAACCTTAAAATTACAAAACAAAACTTCGTCACAAAATTCCTGGACTAAAGAACCGACCCCGTAACCTTTCGAATTAACGTGTAGCTTCGGGGCGTACCGGTCGTAAGATTCCATTTCTGGCGATTCAAAACGCTTGATTGAACAATGGGCCAAAAGCAAAACATTAATTCCGTTTTCGATAACATTGTTCAAAGCCAAAATAAGTTTCTCGAAATACTCCGTCGCTTTGTCGTAACCTTTCCCGTAAGGAATGTCGGCGATTGTCTCGAAGTTTCCGCCCGCGTCTTTCAAAACCTCTTTGTAAATTAGCTTTTCCAACCAGTCGACCGAATCAATAACCAGGGTTTCGAAACTATGGTTTTGCGCTTCGGTTCCGCCCATTTCAATAATCGGTTGCCAAGCGTCTAAAAGCGTTTCGCATTTCGGAAACGACATTACTGCCAGGTCCGAAAGCCCATCTTCGATATTAATAAAAACCGGGTTCGGCCATTTCGCGGCCCAACTGGATTTCCCGATTCCTTGAACCCCATAGAGAAGCGTTCGTCGGGCTTTCTTTTTTTGCGTTTGTTTTACTTTGTCAAAAATACTCATTTCTAAATTTCCCTTTTCTAAAAAAAACTGTCGCGGTTTCTATACAAAATAAATTGATTCGGTTTCGTCCCCTTATAATTTTTCTTATCGTCCGGATGGAATAACGCTTTCCCCCTTTCTAGTCGGCTTTGTAAGATTCTCTTTTTTTCTTCGCTCCCAGGCGGGGCGTCGGTCGGCTTGTCATCTAAAGGCGGATTAAAATTATTATCGTTTCTAAAGTAAGAAAGCCAATCATTTACGGTTTTAAGTTTTTGTTTTTGCTTTTTGGTTAAAATGCTTTTTAAGTATGATTCGCAGTCTTTGCCGCATTTGTGAAACTTAGAATTAAGAACGTAATTCAAATCGAAGTTTTTGGTTTTCCCACAATCACAAACGCAAGCGACAAAAAGCCGCCCGTTAACCGCTTCGGGTTTTTCGACAACAGTTAAAAAGCCAATCTTCGAACCAATGGGGAACCTGGAAGCGTAAACCCTCCGGCGATTCTCTAAGGCTTTTTCCCTTCGCTCTCTTTTAATTCGGTTAATTCTTTCTTCTTCGCTTTCCAAAACTCGATTCCCTTTTTCTCTGGTTGCGATTCCCTTAATTTTTTAATTCGTTCCCATCGCTTGGGAAACTTTTCAACGAACCAAAGCCCCGATTCGACCGGTGACAAATGCCAAAAAAACTTATGGCATCCGGCACATAATGCTTTTATGTTTTCCGGTTCGACCGCCAAAGCTCTATCTTTCGGCGTGTTTGGGATAACGTGCGAAGCGTCGATTTTGAAACCTTCGCTTTTTGCTTTCCCGCATCTTTGGCAAATGTAACCGTCCCTTTCTTTCGCTATCCTTTTCGCTATTGTCAGACATTGCTTATAAACTTGGGTCGCTGTTGGTTTCTTCCGTGGCATTTTCTTTATTCATCGCCGGAAGCCACGGTTTTAGAAATCAAATATTCGTGCGCCCATGTTCTTACGAAATGAGTTCCGACTGATTTTATTAAAAACTCCGCGTCGCTAATCGTCGGTTCGATTAGTTCATCTTCCAATTGGATAAATGAAAGCGAAAGCTGTGTTAAAAAAACTTGGGGATATTCTTTTTCTAATCGTAAAAAAACTGACTCCCGCAAACTTGCTAACATTTGGTCGGATTCAGCGTTTCTTTTCAACCACTCCGAAATAAATTCCTTTTTATTCTTCATTTGTTTACCTTCCTTGTATTGGTTTAATTTTCGTTTCTAATCTTTTCGATTTCTCTTTTCATTTCTTCTTTGTGTTTTCGAAATCGGCGTTCGCCTAAATAATCGACAAACGCGACCCCGACATAGAAGCAAAGCATAAAAGAGAAAATAAAAATAATCGCGTATTCCATCGGATTACCTTTTCCAAATGCTGAAGAAAGTTTTTCCCTTTAGAGTCCCTTTAACTCTTATCGAATCTTAACAAACCCAAATTAAGAAATAAACCCCAATCGGCAAAAAAAAACGACCCTGGCTTAATTTGCAAGCGTAAACGCAAGCATTTGGGCCAGGGTCGCCGGGGGAAGGATATTCTTAGGAAACCGCGGTTTCGTTAAAAACCACTTGGGCAAATGGCCCCAAAGCTCCGGTCGAAGTCGTAACCGCCAGGTCGATAGAAATTACATCGCCCGCACTAATCGAAGTCGAAGTAATGGTTCCCCCGTAACCTTGGTCGTCGGTTTCTGAATTTGTGATATTAACGGCCGCGGTCAAAACGCTGGAACCGTTTACTTTCAAATCGAAATCGACATCGGTTGTCGTCCCGGTATCCGCCAAAGAACAAGTAAAGGTTTTCAGGGTTCCGCTATTGCTTGCAATACAAACCGTTTTATGGGTCGCCACCGGGGTATCGGCTCGGTCAAGATTAAACGAAGTCGATAAAAATCTTTGTTGTTGCAATTTGGAAGCAGCGATATTTGCGCCTGCTGAAACATCGCCGTCTAAAACCGGCGAAACGATAATGTTAGAAGGTACGGTTAATTGTGACATTTGTTTTTTCCTTGTTAGGTCATACTTCCAGGGGCCGAAGTTCCGGCAAAAAATAATTGAAACGCGGTTTCCGCAAAACTTCCCGCGGTCCACGGTCTCGCGAAGTGCCAAGTTCCGCTAGTTTCTGTTGGGCTTGGGCTATCAAATCTAAATCCCATTTGAATCGAATAATATGATTTCGGGCCTGGCAAAGATAAATTTTCGACTTCCAAACCTAATCGGTCGCCTTGAAAATTCCAGCTTGACGCCTGCGGAATAGAAACTCTCGTTCTTTCAAAATCTGTAATTAATCGACCGCCAATATTGGGAAACCCTCCCGATGTTCTTTGAGCTGTATTAGCGGGCGGGCTGCTGTATTTTGGGCCGCTTTCGTCGGGCGTCCAAAAATACCATTTTGTCCCGTCGTCGAATTCTATATTTCGATTCCCATTGGGGTATAAGTAGTCGATATTATCTTTTATCGCGAAATGTTCGTTTGTCGTATTCTTTAACGTACTTAACCAAACGGGGCGTTCGCTTGTTCCGTTTACTTCGTAATCTAAAACATAGGTCGCCATCGACCAGGCTTTCGATTTTCCGATGGGGTCTTGCCATCCTTCCCAACAATCGGCCTGCGGATAATTGTTTGGGTGATTTACCAAATAGGTATCGTAAATTACCGACGGTTCCCGTGGGGGAAGAAATTCGTTTAAGGGTCGCTGGTATCCCGAACCGTTTATATTTGCTTTTCTTGCGACCATCGACGCGACGCAAACACCGTCGATATGAATTTGAAAATAATCGTCTAAAGTGTCTCTATAGCTGGTCCATTTTGTAAATGCTGGAACCCCCAAAGGATTGTCGGCGGGAATGGTTCTTAATGGCTGACTGAAAAAGATTTCTATTAAATGTTCGCCAGGGCCGAAATCTATATCGTGGGCTTTTGATATTGTGGTTTGTAAGTCGCTGTAATTTGGCCCCGAAGAACCGGCGTTTCCTTGATATTCTCGAAAGGTTCCGGTATTGCTCAAAGATTGGCTGTAAGTCGTCGTAAATAATTTCCCGCCATCGACCGCAGAAAAAATCATTATTGGTTCTTGGGAATAATAATTGGTTCCCGTCATTGGCCCATAAAAATCGACGTAATTTGAAAACAAAACAAAATTTCCGTTTTCGCAAACATCAATCCGGAAGCGTTTACAGATTATAGATTCATTCGGTCGGTTAAAATATTCGATGCCATCGACATTCCGCCCGCCCATCAAATGGGAAACGATACAATCGAAATCGCCATAAAGCCGACCCAAAAAAAACTCGGTTCGGGTGTCGAAAATCATCTTGTTTTGTTGGCCGTCGTGGGTTCCGATTCCGCTTGGCCGATGCTGATTAATTCCAAGCGGTTGTCCGTTTGTTCGGGCTTCGAAAGCGTTTTCTTTTCGATAGTCTCCGTGTATCGGATGCCAATACAACAGATTCCACATTTCATCCTTATGCTTATAGGTTTCGATAACTGTCATGGTGTCCCCGGACCGGTCCCCCCATCGGGATTGGGGTTTTCGGCTTCTAAATATTGTTCTTCCAATATCCACCAATTTATCGTCGTCGTTCCGCCCCCAAGCCCCCCGCTAGAAATCGTAACCGGAACCCCTGGATTAATTAAAAACGCTTTGGCCCCAATTGCCGACGGATAGTTTCCGGTATTTAACGCGGTTACCACTTCGTCGAAATATGGCCCCGTTTCGGTTATTCGATGCTGGCTTTCGCTAATCCTTACCGCCCGAACCAAATCGACTTCCCGGCTTTCGCCACCATACGGAACAAATAATTGAATTAATCTTTCGTTTTCGGTTGCTCCCATTTCGACCGCTGAAAGCGTTTGGTATCCCTTCCATTTCGGCCCATCTTCTTGGCCGAATTGCAAGATTTCGAAATCGTTTGTGTGGTGGGCGGAAAACTGGGTTCCCGCATCAATTCCCCCGCTTGCTTTATCAAATCCAATAACGAAAGTATCTTTTGATTGCGCCCACCCGTATTCATTTGGTTCGACCGGCATCGAATTATTGAACGCCCAAGCGTCTTTTATCCATAAGTTAAATCCGCTTTCGTCTTTAACTTGCGAATAACAATAAGCCGCGACCGCTGGATAATCGGCCGTTCCTTGTCCCTGATAAGAAAATCGTTTTAAGAAAATCAAACCAAACGGGGGAATCGTTTTACCTGTTTTGTTTTGAAACGCGAAACCCCCTTGTTCATCAAATCCATTAGGGGCGATAGACGCGCTCGTAACCGAACCGGCCGCGACCATCTTTTTAAGTTTTATCGCCGTCTCTCGGTCGTTAAATCCGTAAACAGGCATTTAATCGTTTACCCCTTGAACATAGATTTCGACCGCGGCCGTATTAGCCCTGGCGTAAAGGCTTGTTCCGTTCATTTTGAAAACCATCGACGAACCCGCGGGTAATCGCATCCCGTAAACGCCAGTCGAAAACCCGAATTCGACGTAATTTGTGTCATCCAAGTTTGTGATATAAGTCCAACCGGGCGTTACATCGCCAAACGAAATGGTTTCTTCGCTGGTTCCCACATTAACCCCGCCAGGGGCGGGCGCGATGGGGGCGGCTTGGTCATAACTTTTCGTCGAAGAAATCGCGGGAACTAATAGGCTCCCATTTGAAACCTGAATTCCCGTCGTTACTTTTATTTCATCCGCCATTGTTCAAACCCTTAAAATAAGTTCATTCCGCTAAACGCTTTTGATTCGTAAATCTTCACTTCTAAAAAATGTATCGCTTCGTCCCCGGTTCGCTTGGTTCCGTTTTCATTTATAAAAATTGGGGCTGTAACCCGCTTTCCGCCTTCTTGAGCGGGAACCGGTTTCGCGGTGCT